GGATATTTCACCCGTCCGCAGATTAATGGTGAACGGACGCAGGGGGCCAATATCGCCATTCTCGCCCTGACCTTCACTGGTAGGGATAAGGTGCAGGCACTCTTCCGAACGACGAAAAATCAGGCCAAAAGCTTCGTTGAAAATCCTCAGCGCATTAACACCACGGATTTTCAGCTCTCCTGTCATCGTGCCGCCTGATTGTTTTATGACTTTCAGTGCATCTGCAAAATCTGTTGCACTCTCTTTGCCGAGAATACCGCGCACAAAAGCACTGAGCGGTGTTAATGCCATTGTGTCTTTGCCGGTAAAATACGGGAATGTATTATTCTGACCGGTTAATCCGGCAATAGCACCGGCTGAACCACTGTTCGTAATAAACAGCTTTTTCAGCGCCGTCATAATCTGGTTGGTTGTGTTTTTATCCGGTTTGATATTTGCCTGCCGGAGTATTTCCAGTAATTCAGACTGAATAATATTAAACCAGTCCGGCCCCGGATAGGTGGGCGGAATACCGTTCCCGCCTTCGGTGAAATAAAGCGTTGTTTTGCTTAATTCTGCCGCGACAGGTGGCATTACCGGCACACCCGTCGGGTTATCCACATAAAACATAAATTATTCTCCGGTGTAATAATATTCATATTCCGTGCCCGCCAGCCGGTAATGCTTCAGCAGGCATTCCAGCTCACGGGGGCGTTCGCTGATTAATGGTGTCATGACGCCATCAATACAGGTAAACCGCCCGGCATCTTTACCCGGGACGTTCACTTTCAGCATCCAGCGATACCGCGCCGGATGCAGCGGATACATGCAGTCGCGCAGACAGTGGTGCGGCAGAACGGCTGTCACCTTAATGGTGAAGCCCAGCGCCGCTGCTGCGGCTTCAGTCTGCCAGGTTGCCAGCCCGCCCCTGCGACGGTATTTCTCCACCACGGCACGGCGGCGGGCTTCCCTGGTGGTGGGGGCAATTCCGCATTCCGGCAGCGCCAGATACTGCTCCCACTCCGGCAGCAGCCGGAGCGTGGTTTCCGGGCGCATCTCCACATGCAGACGCGAGGCGTCGTATTCAGTGCGGTTTAAACGTTCTGCAAGCGCCCTTAAAAAGCGGTTTAAATCCGCGTCGTTATCACGCGGCCATGCCTTACCCCGTGGCATGACCTGTTGCAGTGCGGCCAGCCATTCCGTCACGCTGTGAGCCATGTCACCTCCCCGATGGTGATAAGCTCATCCACATCACTGGTGGTGTCCTCCCCGATGTTAAGGAAGTAATCCGTGATGCCGGACGTCATACCGATGGCCGTGCGCAGCGAGGACACCGGCAGCGTCTGACCGGGTGCCAGTGTCTTCTGTAACGCGGTCAGGTTTGCCCGGACGGCGCTCCTGTTCGCCAGGCTGTCCGGTGTCAGACGGATGGATATGCTGACTTTCTTCAGCCTGACCTGTACCGGCCAGACCTCAATGCCGCCCGGTTTGCCCACCATCACGCCCGTGGCCGGGTGTTTGTGGCAGAACAGATACTGCTCCATTGTCTTCAGATCTTCGCGGGTTGGCACGATGTTTTCCCGGTCATCATAAAGCCATGCCAGCCCGACCGTGCCGGGGCCGTGCCATGCATCCCACGCCCACGCGCGGCTGACGCCCGGCACTTCACGCGCCCATATCACGTAGTCATGCAACGCGCCGCCTGTCGGTGGATTGCGGCGCACATACAGCAGACGGTCCAGCAGCGCTGCGATGGATTCAGTGTCTGCGCCACCGGTGATGCCACCTTCAGCCACCGCGCCTGTGCTGGCCGTTCCGGGCAGCGGGGACAGCAGGGTGAGTACGGCACCGGCAGCAAGATTGCCCGCCACACCGGCTTCTTCAGCCTGCACGATGACGGTGACCTCGCCGTCCTGCACCTCGCCGGACGTGAGTACCTGATACACCTGGTTCGTGTCGGACTGCATCCGGGTTTCTGCCGGAAGGGGGGACTGACTGGTGAAGGTCACCCGCCCGCTGGCAAAGGTGGCCTGCTTGCGGATAACCCCTTCATACTTTGCTGTTTTGATAATGGTTTCATCATCAGACGTGGTGGACGGGATTATCTGGTCCTTAATCCAGCTCTGATGGTCGTATAAATCCCGGACCTGACTGCTGAATGACACGTTCAGCGCCTGCTCAACACTGACAGGCGGCAGCTTTTGCAGGCCGAGTTCATACGCAATATCTTTTTCGCCGTCGGCAATCAGTTTGCCCAGCGTGGGGATTTCATACGGCATTAATGGTGGCCTCCCATCGACGGGTGATTTCGATTCTGAGTGTGGTTTTGTCCGGGCGGGTTAACACCACCAGAAAGGCAATACGGTCAGGAATGATGATGCTGGCCGTGACGGTGGCGTTACGGGTGTAACCGGCATGCAGAAGCGGCTGCATGGACAGCCGCGCGTAATCTTCCACGCGCAGGCGGACATCTTCCGTCAGCTTTTCACGCTCAAGCAGCCACAGGCGGGAACCCCACGAAAAATCGCTGTACGTGTCGCCCGGCCAGCCGCGCGGGTCGCCGGAGCCGTCAGGAATGACATCATCGTCATCAGCGCGGGCATCGGTGAAAAGGCAGATAAGAACCTGAGTGACCAGCCCCTCATCCCGTGAGAGGCCGTTATGGGTGACGGTGATGTCACCCCGTGAGAGCATGTTATTCCAGCGGATTTCTGTCGTCATACGGGCGGTGATGTCTTCTCATTGTCGCCGTCCTTATGAATGTGTTCGCTGAATGATTTACCCTTGATTCTGACATCTTCAGTAAATTCACAGGGACCGACGAATTTCATTTGTTTACCGATAATATTCAGCAATTCGTCGGCGGTGAGATTTACCGTTTTCCCTGAAACGTCTACCTGTTCTCCTGTGATTTCAATGACGCCGTTTTCCTTCAGGGTGATGTGTGATTTGCCGTCCCGGTGATACACCCTGACATCGCCGGGGGACAGTCCTTTCGGGCGACATCGCTTGTCTTCCACCGCGATGGCAACCAGCCCGTCACGCCGTCCGCCAACGGCCAGCACAATGGCTTCAGAACCTTCCGGCGGAACGGACGTAAACCCGTAGTTCTGGAAGCGTTCCACGTCGTCATCGGTGGCATCTGCCAGCGTCTGAATTTGCAGGTTCTGCCGTGCCAGACCGTCAGACACCAGGCGGACAACAGCGCGGTCAACCATCAGTCGCAGGCGGCGGGCAATTGCGTTTAATCCCATGTGGCCACCGCCTTTGTTTTTTTCGTCTTCGCTTTCATTTCCGGCATGTCCAGTGATTCAGGCGGAACCAGCGCCAGAACCGTCATCCTCCCCTGTGCGCCATCCGTCCATGTCACCCCGGATATCAGCCAGGTGGTTTTCAGGTTCTGAATGCTGTCGTCGATATCGACAAGGCGGTTGGTCTGCCACAGCGGGCCGCTGTCGCCCTGTTCGCGCCAGCCTGCCACCGTGATTTCCGTCGTGCGGGACTCTCCCAGCATCCGGGCTTTGTACCATTCCCCGCGAATGCTGGCCCCGCCCACGGTCAGGCTGTCTTCATTGACCAGAATGCGCGGGCGGTAACGGTTAATTTCCGGGTCTTCGGTGATGTACTGGCGACCGCCCACCATCGGGGCAGGCTGGCTGTCCCACAGTTTGCCACCGGCACTGGTGGTGCCCTTGATGATGTACTGGCTGTTACGCTCCCGCCAGCTGAAGCGCCCACGGGCGGCGAGGATATTTTTTCCCAGCACCAGTGACACGCCCGCGCGAACGGAAGAGGCGCGGGTGATAATCAGGTTACCCGCGCCGTCAGACGTCAGCAGAACGCCGCGCTGTTTTGCCAGCCGGTCGAGCAGTTCAAAGCCCGTTTCACCCTGTTCCAGAACGACAGACGCAAATGCCTCCCCGGTCGGGGTTTCCGTGATGACGGTTATCCCGAACGGGCGGCAGACATCAGCCGCCACCTGTTCAAGCCGCACGCCTTTCCATTTCCCGGACGAATGCACCACAGAGCAGTCCACCAGGTCGCCGGTTTTATCGCGCCCCATGACGCGAATCTCCACGTTTTCAGCGTCATAGCCGGGAATAAAATCATCGATATACCCCGTCAGCACGGTATCCGCGCCCAGCCTGACCGTGCAGGGTTGCCCCTCACGAATCACGCGCGGTGCCGCCGCTGACCAGCGGGTTGTCACACTGAGTTCAAACTCACCGGCAATCGCCTTCAGGGAACGGCTGACGGACATTTCCGTCCAGCCTTCCCACAGTTTGCCGTCAACGGTAAGAATCACGGATTCCATCAGTCGGTGATCTCCACAGGTTGCGTCGGCAGGATGAATGACGGATGACGCAGGCGGTTACGCTGCACGATTTCATCCCGTCGGCGTGTGTCACCATGCTCGCGCCATGCCAGCAATGCGGCAGAGGTGGTTGTGGTCAGCGTCACCTGCCGGGTTTCCGGCAGACGGGCGGCACGCTCGCGGGCATCCGTAATCACGGCCTGCCGTAAATCGCGCAGCGTTCGCCACAATGTCCGCTGGTTGTTTTCCACCGCCGCCACCGCCTGCTCATGCAGTTCAGCCGCCAGCGTGTCACCGGCAGATAACGCCGCATCACGGGTATCGAACGTCATCGAGGCCACGGCACTGGCCTGTCCCAGCAGGGCTCCCAGCACAACCACCTGGCGGAAGTCGTCAATGTTCTTTTGCAGGCTGTCAGATACCGGCTGATAATCCGGTGACAGCCCGATGGCAAAGCCGGGGTTGCCGTCTGCCACGCTGCCGGGCTTCACGGTGATATCTTCCGGCAGTGCGCCGGTGGCAATCTGCCTGGCACGTTCTCCGGCCCACTGGTTGCGTAATGTCGTGTAAACCGCCAGTGCTTCGGGTGGTTCCGTCACAAGGCCCGCAATATCTTCCACCCGTGCTGACAGCTCACTGACCAGACGCCCCGGTGTGGCAATGAGAGTTCCGGCCATCGCCTTAAAATGCTTCAGCCTGTCCATCCACTGATTCAGTGCTGCCGGTAACGTGGGCAGGTTAGCCACAAGGTTTTCCATATCGGCCAGAAAACTGTCGGCCATGTCACCCAGCCCGTCGAGTGCGCCGAACCAGTCGCCATCGTCAATGGCGGCTTTCACCGCATCAATGCCTGTCAGCACTTCCTGCTGCGTGTTATCCGCCGCAGACGGGAACAGGCGCTCGCCTGCCTCAAACACTTCAAAGGTGACATACGCAATGCCGTCTTCCTCCGTGCTGAGGCGATGGGTGACCTTGCCAACCTGTACGGTCTGTATCCCGAACCACGGGTGGACAAGCTCGCCGGGGCCGGGGGTATTGAGCGCATCTAAAAGGGCGTTTAAATCATCCCGGAAGTTTTTACCTGGCAGCTTTGCGTTAATCTGCTGTTGCCCCGGAACGGCCCCGTTATCATCCGTCCAGGCGGTTTCACGCCGGGGATAAGCACGGGGAATGGCACGACGACCACCGGTGCCCTCCGTATCCACCAGAAAGAAGGGGACGCCACGAAACGAGGCGTCGCGCAGCCAGTCCCATTTACCGTTGCTCGTTGTCATTAACCCTGCTCCACGCTGGTGACGCCAGCCTGCGCACTGAGTCTGACGCCGGGTTGATCCACTCTGACGCTTTTCACGCGGGCATCACCTTCCACCACCACACGGATTTCCCCCTGCAATTGTTGCGGAAGGAAAGGATAATTCTGAGTGGGTTGCATACCAGCCCACGGTCGCGGGTCGGCAATATTCTTTTTTTCCAGAGAGTTAAACCAGTTCCTGATATCCGTCCATACCGTCGGGCGGTTGTTGTTTTCCTGAACCCGTGCGATTAACGCATCTGCTTCCTCTTTGTTCTTAGGGAAAGCAGAGAGCACCATGTCAAGGAGATTAAATCCTGATGCAGTTTGTGGTGTAACCAGCGCTGGCGTCTTTGGCCCACGTGGGTTGCGGGAGTTACGGGGATTGCGCGATGAATCCGGCGCATCCGGCAGACCGCCGGTATTACCCTTCATCCCGCCACTGCCCATATTGACCACATAAACCGGCATCACACCGGAGCCGAAAACATCCGTAATGCTGCCGGGTATCCCTTTGCCTTTCCCTTTGGGATTCATGATGTCGTGGATGGTTTTACCGAACTGATACGTCTTTCTGATGGCGATAATGCCGCCCAGCGCGATCGCCATATATTTACCGACCTGCAACCAGTTCTGGGCAGTGTTCTGGTCCACGCTGTTGAGCGCATCCGCCAGGTCCTGAACGGGCTTTGCCAGTTGCCCTTCAGCAAAACGTTGCCATTCGTTATTCAGTGACTGTATTGCGGCATTAAAGCCTTCGGCATTGGTCTGTGCGGCCTTTTGCGTGGAACCCAGCTCAATCGTGCCGTAAATCATTTGTTCCATCAGTTGCCGGTTTTCAGGGTTAAGCAGCGCCTTAATCCCCTGCATTCCGGTCAGATCAAACACATCCTGAAGTTTCAGCGGGTCGTATTTGGCCCGTTTAAGGATTTCCATCATCAGCTCATAGGGCTTTTTGATGTCTTTTGTGCCTTTGACAAAAACGTCAATGCCGTTTTTTTTCAGGAACTCAATGTTCTTTTTGTCCGACAGGGAGGCATACATGGCCTGAATACTGGTCACTGTCTCATCAATGCTGCCTTTGTTTTTGGCAAACACCTGAGCAAATGCCCCCATCTGCGCAATGGCTTCCGGTCCCTGATCCTGAATGATGGAAAACAGTTTCGGGGCCGCGCGGGCAACATCAGCAACGCTGACAGAACCCACCGCGAACTGTGCATACAACCTGTCCATTGTGTTGCTGACCGCATCAGCGCCCCGGACACCTTTTTCCCAGAACTGCGCCATCATCCCGGCTGCAACCTGTCCGTCAACACCGAACGCCTGCATCATCAACCCCATGTTGCGGAGGTTGTCCACCACATACTGATAATCACCGGTTTTCCCCAGAAGTTCGCTGGCCCCCTGACCAAGCGCAGAAGCATCAATACGAATATCTTTCTGGTTCGATACATCCCTGATTTTGTCGTGAAGCGTCTTTACCTGTTCAGTGGTTAACTGGGCATCCGTACCCATCCGGCGCATCTGCGCATCAAAATCGGCAACCTGTTTGATGGTAAGACTACTGCCAAGCCCGGCTATCATTGCCGTGTAGCGGTTACCAAGCGTATCAAGGCCGCGTCCTGCGGCCTCCGTTGTGGCTTTGACCAGGCGCATGGCTTTCTGGTTATTCCGGGCGAACTGCGACATATTCGCGCCATACTGCCGGGCTTTGGCGGTCAGGTTCCCGGCAAGGTTGATCATGATTTCCGTGCTGAGACGGTTACCTGTTGCCATGCTGTTTCTCCAGTTGCTTTATCAGGCGGAACAGCTGCCGCAGGGGCAGCTGTTCCAGGTACTGAATGCTGAATCGCGAAGACAGGTTAACCAGCAGGTTCATCAGTGCCGACGCCAGCGGCATCAGTTCGCCCCCGCGTTGCCACCTCCTCAAGCATGTCATCCAGCACAGCCGCTTTCGTGCTGATAAGCTCAAGGTCTGCCGGGTGGAGCATTCGCAGCTGTTTCATGTCCAGCGGGCCGGGGATATTACCGATTGACGCAACCTGACGGCGCATCATCTCCAGTCCCATCAGCACCTCAGAACAGTAGGCCACCGCCTTTCCGTTCCCGCCCATGACGACGCGTTCTGCGGCCAGTTGCGCATCAATCACATCACTGGCGGTCAGTTCGCGCAGTTTCACGGTTTTATGCAGGGTTTCATCTGCCGTGCCTTTGCCGGTCAGAAGCCCGTGTTTCAGTTCAAATTCCATTGCGGCCATGTCACACCTTCACGCATTTTTCACCGATAAAGTTGGCACTGATGGTGCCGGAATCCTCGTCCAGCTCTGCCGGGTTATCCGTGGCGGAACCCGTCATCATGTAGTTCAGGCCGTTGTCGCCGTAGAACATCACCGTGACATCTTCCCAGCTGCTGATTTCAATCACGTCCATATCCGCTGCCGCCGCAATGGTTACCTTGATGGACGGCGAGGCCATCTTGCTGGAGATACCCCAGACCTTGCCGCCGCCCATATGCTGGGTGCGGCTGAAGCCGCCCGGATTCAGCGTGGATTTCCCCTCGGTTTTAATTTCGCGGCCATTCACGCGAATGGTCGCCATACCAAGAATTTTTGCCATGTGGCCCCCTTAAAGCTTGAACTGAATCAGGCCTGCCAGCACACGCAGCTGGTTCACCAGATTCGGGTGGCAGATAAAGTTCAGGCGGTTTTTATCACTGCTGTCACGTGTCACCTGAAGCGTGTCTTTGTAATCGCTGAAGTTCTCCACAAGGCCCGCCGGGAGAAGTTCGGTCTGGCAGATATCCAGCAGTTCTGCGGTGCACAGCTTCGGCGTCATCACCGGCTGCCCCGCATCCAGCGAGTCCAGCACGTCATCATCCGCCAGCTTGTGGCGCGGATAACGGTTCGTGAAACGGTTCTTGATGATGTAACGGATACGGCCCAGCGTGGCGGGTGACTGCACATCCAGGTACGACACATCCGCATCACCGTACTGGTTAACCCGGTACATGGTGATTTCGCGCTCGATGCAGACGTTATCCCCGGCGTCCACCATGTGCGTGGCAATGCCGTCATGCAGCAGCAGATTACGCTCCGGCATATCCCAGCGAACATTACGCGCAGGCGGCAGAATGCCGGTCAGGACCAGCGTCTGAAGCGGTCGCGCCGGGTCAATGGCAAGGTGATACGCTGCCGTTGCGCCGTATGACGCGGCCCACATCCACGCCGGGTGCGGTGACAGGTTGGTGCCGATACAGCTAATCAGCCAGTCATTGCGGGTTTCACCAAACGTGCCGGTTTCCCCGTGTGTGCCACGAAACGCCGTCCACAGCTGCGCTTCCATCATTTTGAGCGGCCCCCAGCGGTTCAGCAGTTCATCACGCAGGGTGTTCAGGCTTTTCGTGTCGGTGAACGGGGCGATGATATCGGTAAACCACTCCGGGCCGATGGCCGCAACGGCGTCTGCCATTTCCGGTGTCCCGGTGCCGCCGGTAAACGCGGTTGCGGTCACCTTCACACCTGCCGGGAAGGCTTCACCGGTGTGGTAGTTCAGGCGAACGTCGGCACCGTTGCCGGTGACGCCGTGCCAGTTCACGGTCAGCTCCACGGTATCCGTGGCATCATCCTTCACCGCAGCGGCCACCTGCGTGGCAGGCTTTTTCGTCACCGCATCAGCAATGGCTTTTGCAATGTTTTCCTTCGTATCCCCGGCGCTCACGCTCACCTGAACGGACACACCGTTAATCAGCAGTGCCACCGTTCCGGCTTCGGTCGCTGTACCCAGCACGGTCAGCGTGGCTTTTGCGGCAGCGCCTTCAGGAGCGGCAACCGGCATCGCCCAGGTTTCCGTGTACGTGTTGGCACGACGCAGCATTTTGAGCATTTCAGCCAGCATCGACCCTTTGCCATAAAGCTGGTCTGCCTGGCTGTCACTGGTGATGCGGGTCAGTGACAGGGCGTCTGCGCTGCCGGACGATACCGCATGGCCCATGACCAGAATTTTTCGGCTTTGCGCGGATGCACCCTCCAGCGCCTGTGAATTGTCGATATCGATCCAGACAAGCGGGACGCGGATATCATCAGGAATGGAACCCAGCGACATTATTTTTTCCCTCTGGTTTTGTTGTTATTTTTCGGAAGTGTGGTTATTTCCACATCTCCCTCGGCTTCACGGCGCAGCCAGTAAGCGCAGACGTTGAGACGTTCCCCTTCCGGGGATAAATGTGCGCCATCCGGTTTACGGACACGGACGTTTTCCCGCGCTGGCTTAATCAGTTTCTGTTCCATCGTCACCCCGTACATGGATCACGTCGTTAATTTCAGTGTGTTCGCCGCAGCGCAGCGTTGCCCCGAGGCGCAGGAAATCAGGGAGCGCGGCGAGATCAATCTCTTCATCCAGCCGGAATTCCTGCTCCCACGTCACCGCCCACATGGTGACACCCAGCCCGTCGAGGCTGACGGAGTAAATGTTGTCTGCCCGCACATCAGCGGCCATACGTTCAGCCCCCATGCCCCCGGTGGCATCCGACGACAGCAGGCGTTTGATCACCTTCCCGGCCAGCACTTCACAGCGCACGTCGCGGGAGTACCCCCACGAATCCGTCGCCATGATGTAAGCCACCCAGGTAACCAGACCGGACAGCCCGCCGCGCGGGTTGATATCCCGGACACGCAGGGCAGCTACCCGGATACAGCCGGTGCGACCGGACAGATAGCGTTTCACTTCATCCGTGCTGTTGAACTGGCCGATGTGACGCTCCACCACATCAGCCCGGTCGGGGGTGTCCCCCTGAAGGGCCGTCTGCAGCCAGGCCACAATGCGCTCTGCGGCCGCAACGGTGCTCCCCGGTGTGCGCAGTTCAGGGCGTTGTTCTGTCATGGCAGAACCTCCTTCCAGAAATGACTGATAACCTGTTGCAGCTCCTGCTGGCTGGCAGAAGACAGCCCCAGAAATTCACGTTGCGGAATGTTCATCATGCGGTGATGTGCACCGACGGTCTGCCAGACCGGATATTTCAGCGCCCGCCCGAAACACTGCGAGATAAGCCGTTTGTGGGCGCTGACCGGCACGCTGCCGGAAAAGCCGTCATTCATGATGCGGGCATAATCCAGCGGTGAACCGATACGCACCACGCGGTTTTCCACGATGTACTGGATACTCTCCAGCAGATGGCCTTCACCGCGCAGCAGACTCTGGTTGCCGTGGCGGGTCTTTTTGTACCCGTCAGACCAGTCCGGCCAGCGTTCGCCACCCGGACTGGTTTTCTCATCGATGATGCGGCGGCGGGTCTGTGATTCCACCACCGCACCGATGCTTTCCAGCAGCTCTGACTGCAATGAACCCTCTGCCAGCTTTTCAACGGCGCGGCGGATATCCTCCAGACGCTGGTCACCGCTGACCTGTACAGAAATCCCCATCACAGCACCCCTTTCAGGTTGTTACGGGTGAACAGCCGGGCATTGGCACCCACCACAATAATTTTCCCGTTGTCGGTTTCTGCCGGGGTGGCATACGTCGGCAGGCCCAGGTCACGGGTGCCGTTCGCCATTTCACGCAGGGTTTTAATGGCGTCGTCGTAGCGTTTCTGGATCAGCTCCGTGATTTGATTGTCACGCTCTGATAACCAGTAAAACGCCAGCGATACCGCCACGCGTTGCAGCGGGCGCGGGATTTCCGTCACCCCCAGCGGCAGCTGGTAGCGGCGGGACAGAAACGAATCAATTTCCGCTTCCGCATCACTGATGGCCTGACGGATTTTGTCTTCATCCAGCCCGTTGGTTTCCCGGTTAATCGCCATGTTCCAGACAAGATTGCCGTCCGCGCGTAACAGGTCTTCCTGCGTGATGTATCCCATCAGCCTTTCTCCGCTTCCCGGACAATCAGATTCGGCTCTGCCATCAGGCGGGTGGCAACCGCAGCGCTCACCGCCACATCCTCACCGATATGTGACCAGAAACGGCCACAGCGCCAGAACCCGTTTTCAGACACGGCCCTGACGTTCAGCCGGACAGGGGCGTCACCCTGTACAGCAACCGGGTCTTCAGCCGGACGTGGTTCATTCGCCTGACCGTCAGCCACAATAACGTCTGCCAGCGGTGCCGGGTTTTCCTGTGCAGCGCTGTTCTTTGCGGCTTTCGCGCCTTTGGTTTCTGCTTTTTCACTCATGACTCTGCCTTTTAAAAGGCAGTTAAAAGGGCATTCACAGCACCTTTTAACTGCGGTTTACGGATGACGGGTTATGCCGGGGTGGTGATGTACGGGCTGTCCACGATCTTCACATCCTTGTACCAGATGTTGGAATCGCCGCCGTTAACCAGCATGGCGTCAATAATGAGCTTCGCGTCCGCACGGTTTTTCGGCCCCACCACAAGGGTGGTCGGGCGGATGCCCAGCGGCTCACCGTTGGTGCCCTTCATGCCCCGCAGCAACTCATTGGCTTTTTTGTAGTTCTCCACCGTCAGTGCTGCATGGGAACCGACGGCGGTCTGCCAGAAGCCGAAGCCCGCATTACAGCGACCGTCCACGCCGTACAGGAACTCGTGGTTCTTGAAGGTGTGCTCGCTGTTCAGATCGTCCAGGGCTTCAAACTTAAAGGCGCGTCGCGTCTGCCAGATGATGGGTTTCAGCACCTGCGACTCATCAATCAGGAACCACGGTTCGCCCTTGTCTGATGCCGGGGTGCCGACAACGTTGCTGTACGTACCGTCACCCAGCGGGTGGTCTTCATCAAAGAAGTTCTGGCCGTCAAAGCACAGGGTGTTAAAACCGGCACACAACAGGGCGTAACACAGCTTGTCCGGGAACACAGCAGTCATACGGCCATAGCGTTCGGCGGTAATGCTGTACTGACCAATCTGGTCATCTTCAATGTGTTCACGCTTAACGCGAATGGAACTTTCCCAGAGTTTGTTGGTGATGGTGTAACCATAACCGTCCAGCGTTGCCAGCTGACGCTCACCGACCCATTCTTTGATGTCCGGTAAATCTTTCATCCAGCCGTAAGTGTTGGAGGCGGACGAACTCGGCACCTCAGAAGCAATACGATTCCACTGCGGTTCGACACCACTCAGTCCACGAGTAAAGGCGGCGCTCAGGCAGGTGGTCAGTGCATGAAGGATTTCAGAACTGATAGTCTGTGACATGTGTTACTTACTCCTGTTTCGGTTTAGCGGCGAGGAACTCTTCCCCGGTAATCCCCATGCTGCGACACATCGCCAGTTCGGCATCGGTCAGTGTCTGCGCGGGTTTATCCTTGCCCTGGCTGGGCTTGTCGTTGTTAACCAGCGGCTGTGCACCTTTGGTGTACTCCGCAAACTGTTTGCGGCCTTCTTCCGTGCGGCAGGTGGCAAGGAACATGTCACGGTTTGCCGGGGCGACTTTTCCGGCCCCGATGGCCGCATCCACAAGCGCCTCGGCTTCCTTCTCTTCCAGTTGCTGAAGGCGTTTTTCTGCGGTTTCGGCACGGTTCAGTGCCAGATTGTGGGTTTCCACCGGCACAAACTTCGTCAGGTCAGGTGTCTGTGCGCGGTTCAGCGCCACCTGTTCGTTCTCCTGAAGTTGTTTAATGGCGGCCACGGTATCGTCCACCGTGGCGGATTCAGCCAGTCCAAGCAGGCCGGTGATTTGCACAGGTACTGTCATCGGGTTTTTCTCCGTATTCAGTGCAGGAAAATCCAGGTTAGGTTTGTTGGTCAGCCCGACGCTGGACAGGCGCGTCACCGCACCGTCTGCGTCATGGAAAAACGCCGGGCTGTAATAGCGGTAGCGGCGCTCGCTCAGCATCCACCGGGCGGACTCACTCCAGACAACACGCCCTTCAATGGTGCCGCTGTCCGTCACCCGCAGTGCTTCCACCCAGCCATACGCCGGAGCCTCTTCACCCCGCGGGCCTTTAATTTCGGTGGCATGTTCAATGTCCACCGGAATGTTGATGTCGGACGAACGGGCAACCACCTCATGTGGATTGCGGTTCATCCACGTCCGGCCATCGCGCCCGGTGAACTCACCCGCAGGAACGAGTTCAAGCCATTCCGGCAGTTGAGCGGGTGTCAGCTCAGGGATGGGTTCTGGCAGGGAAAAACACAGCGCCAGCAGTTCCGGTTGCATGTCAGTCTCCGTCGTCTGGGGTTACCGACGGTCAGTATGCGGAAGGCAGAAAAAAAGCCGGATTTACCGGCTTCACTGAAAACGGGGAAATACCCCCTTCAAAACCCCTTCAAAAACGCCACAGACGCTTCAAAAAAGCCAGGGTGTACATTCATGCCATCAGAATAAAAAACGCGTTTCTGATGCGTTTCAGGGGTATTTACGGCGGGGTGGGTTATTCACTGTTAAAACGGGCCTGTCTGGCCGCCAGCTGGCGCGCCAGCTCCTGCTCACGGTTTATACCGGGATTGTAGTTCCAGCCCGGATCAATCCCTTCCGGCACATCTTCCTCTTCGCCCGTGCGTTTGTTCACCCAGCGGACAGTTCTGATTTCCGGCGCTTCGGTGTGAATGGTACCCTGTGCCGCCAGTTGCGCATACTCACCACGGCTGACCTGACGGATGGTGCATTTGCAGCCCCAGCCGTTAGGGGCAAAATGCGTCTGCCAGAACGGATGATCTACCGGCAGACACAGACGCGCCCATTTCACATGCTCCACCCGGTGCTCACGGGATGGCCCCAGCTCGTACATCAGATACGGCATGGCCTGCTTTGTCCGCTGAATCCGTTCCCACTGGCCCGCCGCGCGGGCGGTGCGCATGTTGGTATCAAAAATCGTGCGGAGGCGGCGGTCGCTGCCCAGTTGCACGGTGCGGGTTTCACCCGTCAGCGGATCATCCATCTCCTGTACGCCCCACCATCCGCGTTTTATCAGCAACGGTTGCAGCATCTCCCGGAACTCGCTGAACGTCTGCCCGCTTTGCAGGGCGTCTTCCACAAGGGCTTTCACATCCGACAACAAATCCAGTTGCAGCATTTTTGCCACCGTGAAGCTGTTCCGGTGCTCTTCCCGCCATACATCCCGGTAATCAAAACCGGGGCGCAGCTTCTTCGCCTTCAGCCACGCCAGCGCCTCTTTCGGGATGAGGGTTTCACGCATGAGCAGTGTCTCCCAGCGCACGCGCCTTAAAGCACACCTCCGCCAGTTGCAGGGCAAAGTCGTCCGCGTTCAGCGTTTCCTGAAGCTCAGGCAGGCGTTTCAGAAAGTCATCAAAACTGTCGCACTCCTGCGCCAGTGTCAGCACCGGGTTCGTGAACGCCTCGCCGGTTTTCTGCCAGTCACGCAGGGCATCATCCACCATCTGTGCCAGTTCGTCGGGGTGTTCCCTGTTCAGGGCGACGCGCTCGCGGTTCATCGCCATATCACCCGGCATCCCGGCGGAAACCGGATGCAGAACATCAGCCCCTTCGTCTGGCTCAGCCAGGCCGAACCGGTCCCGCAGCTCCGATTCCTGAACCCGCATCCCCCGGTCAATCAGCGGCACCAGAGCATCCGTCAGCGCCTTCAGATCTTCGGCTTCACTGATACGCAGAACAACACGGGGGTAGTGCGCCTGTGGCCCGTAGTTGGCCTCGATGTAGGGCCGCACCAGATATTCATTCAGCGTGTTAGCCAGCTGTCGCGCGTCCCAGCGCACAATGTCCATGCGCACCTGATTGTGCACGTCCGCCTGTGAACGCGAACTGCCGTTATCCGTGGTCATGGTCTGCCCCAGCACAGCCTTACTGATTTGCGCATCGCACCATTCCGCCATTTCACGGAACAGTGCGCCGCCGTTATTCCGGCTGGCGGTTTCCTGCATCTCCAGTTGCATGGACTGCGGAATGGCACACCCGGCATCCGAGGCAATGGAGGCAATCGCATCAATCAGCACGCGGATTTGCTCCTCCGTGGCGTTGGGACCGTATTTCCCCACCGTAACCGGAATGCCGAATTTTTCCGCAAATGCCCACCAGTCGCGCACGGTAAAGGATTTCAGCATGTACATCACAGCCACCAGACGGGCCAGACCGTTACGCAGCGGCAGACCGGATTTCAGACGCGGCTGGTGAACAATGAATTTTCCCGGTGTCAGCGGTACGCCATCCACCGGTTCATCGTCCGTCAGCAGGCGGAACTGGCGCAGCGTGGGCTTTTCGGCTTTCAGAAAACGGGGATCAACCCACTCATAATCACGGGGCATCCAGTGGTTGTTGCGGGTGTCCCACAGGATTTCACAGACCGCCACGCCTTTTCCCAGCCCGTCGAGCAAATCAAACATCAGTTCGGGGATTTGCGGGGCTTCCATCAGCGCACGGATGGCGTCCGCCAGCTGCACGTCGGCATCGTCATCACTGGCGGCCACCACCACCGGTTCGATACCTGCCACTGTCAGCTTGCGGGTGCGCAGCACCGAGGCGTAATGCAAATCACGTTCTTCCATCTCTTCGGCAAGGATAAAAAAATCACGCGTGATGCCGTCGGCGGCATTGCGCAGAATGCCTGCCAGCCTGCCGGGGTTCAGCCCGGAGGCGACGCTGATACCCGGCGAGGCCGGACGCACACCGGCATGACGCGGACGGGCCTGTGCTTCGTTGAGCGCCTCTTTTTTCAGCGTGTCTTCCTCACCGGTTGCCGGATTCAGCAGACGGCGAACGGCCCCGGCCAGTTGTTTCAGGTTCACAGTAAACCTCCCTCATTTTTCAGGCCGCGTGTCAGCTTCATCTGGCGGCGCGCGTTGCCTTCTTCCGGTTTCGCCGGGCGGTTCAGGCGGTGCAGCTCGTAACGGTGGCAGTCATCTTTACTGGCAAGGAAGCCCAGGAAAATAGCCACAGCGGCGTCGCCGTGACGCTTGCGGCCATCACTGCCTTTAGTACGGGCATCGTCAATACCGGGAACGCCACGCAGTAACTGAATGGCCCCGAGGTCATTGATCACATCTTCATGCTTCGGAAGGATCAGCTCATCATCTTCAAACGCCGCACGGAAACGGGGCATGTTTTCGCGGTAGAACGCCACGGACAGCATCACCTGTTCCACCTCGTCGCCGTATCGTTCTGCCGCCTGTTCTGCCAGATACTGACCATTACCCCGCGCATCCATTTTGATACCGTCACGACGGGGCAGACGATCGCAAAGCCAGAACAGCACCTGCTCCTGCTGTTTAAACGGCACATTGGCAAGCTCAACCAGAAACGGCACCTCGCGGGTGGTGTCGTCGTTCACCGTCACCGGGGCCAGCACGGTCAGGTCACCCGAACGCGCAAAGTCTTCCCCCAGACAGTGGCGCAGATTCTTCGGGAGTTTTTCCAGCTCAGGGCGCACCACCGTTTCCAGCCATTCCCTGATCTCTGCCCGGCGCTGGCCTTCCGTCAGTGCGTTAAATTCCGGTGTGCCGGTAAAGCGCAACACTTTTCCGGTGCCACGGGCCGCACGTTCACGCAGTGAGCGGGGGATATACGTGCCGCCGCCGTTTTTCGGGACGCAGTAATACTCCTCCAGCGCATCTTCGCGGGTGGCGGTATTTCGCAGCAGGCCTTCTTTCCATTCCACCTCGGCTTCCGGTGACCACACCATGCCGCGCACCTGACAGATACGCCGGTACAGCCCGTCATTACAGGCGTCATCCAGCGTGATGGTGTGAATACGGTAATCTTTTTTGCCCGCGCGGCTTTCCTGAATCAGCTGGTTAAACGGGTTGTCCACGCCGTCATGGGTGGAGATAAGGCGAACCTTACCGCCCCACGTGGTCAGTGGTGTGACCGCCTTGAGTACCTCATCCAGCTTTTCATGAAACGCCGCTTCGTCGATGGTGACATTCCCCTGCATCCCGCGAATGTTGCCCGGATTACTGGACAGCGCCTTGACCTTAAATCCGCTGGCGAAGTACACGACGAACGTCAGAATGTCCTTGTCTTCGTCGGTGATCACTTCCTCGCGGATTTCTTCCGCGGCTGCATTAAACGCTTTTGCCCACATCGCCACGGCGTCGATAAATTCGCGGGCCATCTCCTTGTTCGAACCGATGTAAAAGTGATCGCGCCCGCCGTTTTCCTTCTTCAGTGATGCGGTCAGTGCCGCATCTGCCGCTTCCGCCCAGGTTAAACCGGTACGGCGGGATTTTTCGGCGATTTTCAGTTTTGAATCATCCGCCACCCAGCGTTTCTGATACGGCAGCAGAACATCGGATTCACTGAATGCGTTCATCTGTGTCATACACTAATCCCCAGAATTTCACGTTTGATGGTGTCAGCCGCACCGCCTGACAGACCGCCCGCTCTGACCAGCTCTTCGGTTTTCTCTGCCATTTCCTGCGCAAACGCATCGCGGATTGCTTTTTCGCGTTTATGGCTGGTCATGGCTGCCGCTTCCAGACGCTGGGCAACCAGCGCCAGTTGCCCCAGCGCCTTCGGTGCAACAGGTTTGTCGTCTTCTGTCATCGACATGGACGTTTCAAAGGCCAGCGTTTTTACAAACTCCATCAGCAGCCTGCCGACGTCTGACGTCGGCGCGGAACCCAGCTTTGCCGCCCAGACTTCGGCCATTTCGCGGGAGGCACGGATTTTTGCCCCGACTTTTTCCATGCGGCTGGCATAGCGGTTTAAGCCCGTCCGGCTTAACTGCATCTCCCCCGGCAGGTTGTGTTCGTCAATCAGGGCATTGATGGCTTCGCGGATTTCTTCCTGCGTGTGCCGCTTTTCCCGCAGCATCTGGTGTAACTGCTCACGGATGCTGTCCGGGAGTAAATCCACTTTGGAAAGACGGCCACGGGTGGGGCGTTGTTCATTTTCCATCTTCTGTCCTCTGTGTTTTCAGACCAGCGTATATTTCTTCACGAACGGACTGAATATCCTTACCTGGCAGCTTCCACAGCCGCGCATATGCCGGTGATGAACGCAGGGCACGTTTCACGGGGGTATCCGGTGCATCCGGGTTCCAGGGCTTTCCTGTATGTTTTTCGTATGCACGGACAATGGCGTTTTGCTCAATGTCTGCCAGCACAAGGCAGTACGCCAGCTGCCGCACGACGGCCCGTTCTCCACGACTTAACGGCTTCAGTTTTCGGGCCATGTTCAGTCCCTCGCACGGGGTTTTTTAACGCCCGGCACACCGGACAGGCCGTTTGCCACATCCTCGCCGCTGCCGGTGATTTCAGCCACGTAACAGCCGCCCACATCAGACAGACGAACCAGCCCCTGCTCGCGCAGCCATGCAAGCTGGGTGCGCACCACATCACGGGATACCTTATGACCGTAGGCCTGAAGGCAGGTCTGCAACACGGATTCATTCGCGCTGTCGCCACAGTCCAGCAGGGAACGCAGCAACACCAGACGACGGTCTTCAGTGAGGATCTCTTTCATCGCCATTAATTTTTTTCCTTTAATTCGTTCTCTAATAACAAATCGCTGATGCGGGATACCTGGCGGATGGATGGCCCCAGCTCTTTGATTTCACCCCGCAGGTTGCTGATATCCAGTTGCAGGCGGTGAAATTCATTGCGGTCGGGTAGCTGATTCACCAGGCCTTCCATCACCGACACGCGGGAACGCAGCGAATCAAACTCTTCGCGTTTGACGTAAGTCTTCGCCAGAATCAGCTGAATCAGGTTTATTGCTGTCATCAACAGCGCCCATAAAACAGGCCAGTTGGCCCGGATCACTTCCCAGGACACGTCTTCCTCCTGCGTTCCCGCGCCTGCTGGCAGTCAATACAGGTCACCACATCCGGCAGCACCGCAATGCGCTGTGCCGGAATAACGTTACCGCAGTCATTGCAGAAGCCCCGACTGTGGGGTGCTTCTTTTATCCGCATCAGCCAGGCGTTAACGACGTCCTGACGTTCGTTTAAAACCACTTCACTGATGCGGTCGGTTTCATCGGTCATTTCGGCCCCGCTGATATTTTGTGACAGCTCGATTTGCTGTAACGGGCAAAGCCGTCAAGGGTTCTTACCCCGAGATAGCCCAGCGCCGGGGTAAACAACATCAGCGTGATATCCCAGTCCGGTGACGGCATATGCAGCGTGATACCGTTCGCACCGGCAACCGCACCGGCAATCTGGCCACAGGAGAGCAACAGCACATAGGCCAGACTGCTGTAACAGGACAGACGGGCCAGCAACGGGCGCGTCTGGCGCACATAGCTGTCCGTGGCGTTGTCACCGTTGCGGATGGTTTCCTGTTGTTCGTGGTGAGCGGCCTGCTGGTCAGCCAGCACCAGCTTCTGCCGCTCCACCTCCAGCTGTTGCAGCTGGACTTTCAGGGTTTCCAGCTGCACCAGTTGCTCCGGTGACAGCATCACCAGTTTTTGTTCCAGAATGCGTTGCTGTTCAGCCACCGGCAGGCTTTCCCGGACGCTTTCCACCATACCGGCCACCGAGTCAGCGGCGGCAGATGTGCTGCCACCAAACCAGCGCCCGACGGAACGAATCAGCCCCGGCCCGGCTTTCAGCAGAACGGAGGCGATGCCTGAAAGGGTTAACGGGTCCATGAATCCCCCTTATGAAAACGGCGCTGATGTTTATAAAGTGCCGCACAAAAGATACCGCCCAGCCAGAACGCCAGCTGATAAGGCTCCTTCAGATAAAGAAGGCCGAATGTCAGCATGAAAAAACCAACGACCCAGACCACCCATGACCACACGACAATTCGAAGGGAGGCGGCCCGGAAACGCCTTTTGGGTTGCAGGCGATAAGGTACGTTGCCCAGCTGGAAACTGTGAATCAGGCAGAGTGTCGCGCCGTATGCCAGCACCATGACCGCAAACGCCTGCCATCCGGCAAAACAGCTCGCCAGAAAAAGGACTGCCGACAGCCCCAGAAACGACCACTGGCACAACATAAAGCGGGAGTAAATAACGCGAACAAAAAGACTATTCATTCTGTGCATTGAGTTTTTCCTTGTACTTCTGGCACTGCCAGAAAATGTCCCGTGTATCCACGGTGTTCCAGCCACGCATGTAGTGGCTGGCGTGTGTGCCGTCATGACCGGTATAGTCCAGCGGTTTCGGGGGCGGACCTCCGGCCATACGATGTAAAACCTCCTGACGCAGGCGGTCACGCCGCCCGGCTCTCAGCGAGGCATCCCAGCCTTTGCCATATCATCCCCGCGTGACGGACGACACGTTGTCGATAATTTCCAGACAGGCGTCGGTCACTTTCTCCATGCGGTTAAACCAGCCGTTCAGGTATTTGCCCTGGGCAGGTTTGGATTTGATGATGTCGGCATAAAAGCGGGAACGACGGACAATGCAGCGGGTCAGCAACCAGTCCGGGGTGGACAGGCTCACTGCCTTACGGGTACGCGGACCGATGATGCCGTCAGCATCCACATCAGCGGCTTCCTGCAAAATCCTGATAGCTTTTTTAACGCCATGCTGAACCGCCGCATCGAACACAAACATCGCCACGCCATCAGGCCACTGGTCACATCCGGCAGGCAGCCAGTAATCGCGCCAGTAAATCTGCGCGACCTGTTCGCGGGTTAAATCCCTGATGCGGGTATCCGGTTTACCGTCGCCGCTGACATCGGTTTTGCCGTCAATCACACCGTCGCGGCGGTCAGAAATGCCGTATCTGGTTTCGCCGCCACGGTCAGTGGGGTCATTGACATAGACGCCTTCGATATCGGGACGCAGAATAAAATTCAGCGCATACTCAAAGGCCGGGGAGAATTTTTGATTTTCCATAAAAGCACCTGTGAAGCAGATTTAAACGTGGTCTGCTTCATGGTGCCGGAGGCATAAAAAAAGCCGGATTTACCGGCTTCATTGATTAAGGACGTCGTGGCGGACGACGAACGGGGTGAGGCAGGTTCGGGGAGTGGTAAAACAAATCCGGCTGGTATTTATTACACTCCAGACGCCGCATCCGCTTGATGGCCTTGTAGACGGTTTTATACGTCACCCCGTAACGCTGAACCAGTTCAGGAATATTATGGCCGTTAAAATCACGCCAGATACGCATATCCCGGACAAGATTCTCCAGAATATTCCCCCTCGGAACATAAACCTGCATCCCGCCGATATAGCGACAAATCGCCACAACCAGCTCAAGGGAATGGGCAGGGTCTGCGCCAATCCGGGCCAGCTCTTTACGCAGCAGTGCGTTCAGTTCAGAAAGTAACGCCGGATAAGCCGTGTTTTCCTGGTAATCGTTAAGGTATTCCAGAACGCTGTCGTCCCGGAAGTCTTCGAATAAATCCTGCTCTTTCATCTGTTTCATACAGCAATTCTCCCGCTGTTTCGTGCGCGGGCATATGCACTGGTCAGTGCATCATAGCCGCGCAGCTTCCGCCCGGTTTCGCTCACAGGTAAAGGCACACCATGTCGGGCAAAGGCTTCCCGGATGCAGCGCATATGCCACTGTTTGAGCGTTTCGAGCACAACATGCAACGATTCCCCGTGACACCAGGCCAGCGTGGAAACACCCTGACCGCCATTACGTCTGGCCGTCAGGCGTTCAACGTATTTGTCCAGCGCAGCGTCGCTGATATCGGAGACGAAACCATCAAGGAACATCTGCTGCCAGATTTTATAAATCTTCTCGCGCGGTGTGACATGCCCCTTAAAGCGACGGCGGGGATGTTTTTTCTGCTTCTTAAAACCGCGCTCTTTCATGGCATCGAGCACACGTTCCAGTTGTGCAACGGACAGCTCGCGGCAACTGGTTTTGCCCGTGTGCTGCACCAGAAAGGCGCGGTAAGTGTCATCGTCGAGTTGTAGATCACGACGGGCGACATGAATTAATTTAATCAGGGATGTGCGATTCATTATCGTACCTCCAGAAAAGGGGGCGGTGCGGCAACACCGCCAGAATCCACTCACTAAACAGAGGAAACTTTTTATGAAAAACAGTGAACAGCCTTATGATGTTGCAGGGTATGTCATTGCCTCAAGGTTGCTGATACTCCTTGTCAGAAAGGGGCTAATTACCGCAGAAGAAGGCAAAACGATCCTCGAAGCCGCAGCAAGCGGAGCGGCAGAGGCTCCGGCATTGAGAACAACGAATAATCCCATCCTGCAAATATCACAGCTAATCACTGATACCATCAGTTTGTTAGACCAAGATTCTGATGAATATCAAAAGCCTCAGCCATCTGAGCATCCGTAAGAATATCTTTATTTGATAGTCCCAGCCTGCGACGAATGTATTCCTCGCGGGCTGCTTCATTTTGTAGCGCCACGGCAGCTTCCACCTGGTTCATTTCACGGTTGATAATGCTCCGGACTTCTCTGGCGGTGAGGTCATGCTCAATACCATATTTAACAATATCATGCATACGTTCCAGCATCCTTAAATTAGCCATGACGTCATCAATATTAACTGGTGTGAATTTCATTTCTTTATTCTCTGGTTTATTCATTTCGTAATACCTCTTCGCAATAAAAGATTTCATTGGGATAACGTTTTTGTATGCGCTCCATCACCTGCATACATGTCTGCTCTGTGGGCCAGATTTTTTTCCGTTACCGGAATGGCATCGCAGGCATCATTTCCGCAGGTGCCAACCAGCAGGACAAAGCCAGTTGACTTAATCATGCTCGCTGATTTCCTGTGTTTCCGCCGGAACCGGTGAATAATCAAGAATGAGATAGCGCAGGACGTGGTCGGTGATATTCCAGCCACTGGAGCCACAAATAAAACGACCCAGCCGGATATCGATATAAGCCATCACAAAACGGGGCATTCCCTGTTTACACATCTCGTCATCCACTTCAGCAACGATGTAAACCGACTCGCAGGTCAGTACGCCTGTCGCAAATTCTTTTGCCAGTGCCGGAATGGCATTGCCTTCCAGCCAGGGCAAAGAGCGGCGGAACGTGCACCATTGCGCACCATCAACATCGGGGTGCTCCGTTGAATTTCGCCCGGCAGGCGGCTCTGCCCGGGAGCGCGGAACGTCGTAAAAGCCGTTCAGTTCAGTCAGCACTCCGGCATCAACCGCATCACGCAGGAAATACACCATTGCAGAGACCGGCATCCTCATTTTGTCCGCCAGAACACCACAGGTCAGACGTCCGTAAGCCCGTAATAATGTGCTGACACCGTTCAGAACTTTTGCATCAATCACCGGTTATTCCTCCGTCAGTGCCACAAATTCAGAATGTTTAATGCGCTGGCATTCGGCAGGAACCGGTCCCTTAACCTCACCATCCAGCAGGCACACCTCAAACAAAATGCCGAATCCGTCACGGCTGTGGTGCATCGTCCAGACTGATTTGAGATCAAACATGTTGGGTACAACATCAACCCCGAGTTCATTACACAACCAGACCGGGAATGTGGGATATTTCCGGAGTTGCTCTTCATGTTCCTGAATAAGCGTCGCATTGTTTCGGCCTTCCGGTGTTGTTATATCCGGTACAACGCCATAAAACTGAAATCCACCAATAAACAGTCCGTCTGATTTACCACGCCATAATTCCGGCGCTAATTGATTCATCCAGATACATTCAACCCGTTCATACCCTCTGTTACTGACAAGGGAAACACCGTCTGCGCCAAACGCACGCTGCAATGAGCAGATGATTTTGTCACGCTTAACAGAAACATCTTTCAGCCAGCGAATCGTATAACCGTTAGCGGCTGCGTCACTCAGTTTAAAATAAGCATATGCTTTCATATTCATTTCCTCTGGTCCTGATTCAGGCGCGAGCAATCCCCTGACGCATCGCGCCATAATTAAAAGAAAGTGAATTAATTAAATATTCGTCGTGGTATTAAATACCGGCATCCTGTTCAAACGGAATAATAGAAAAATCTTCAATGCCTGATTTAACTGTAATTCCGGCGACACCTGCGACTGCTTTCGGCTCCAGTAAAATCGCTTCCTTGTTGATTTCCTGTTTCGTGCGAATAAAGCGTTGAAGGCCAAGACGCTCCAGTGTTTCCATCACCGCATCCACACCGCGAATACTTACTGATGGTGGGCGCTGACGCCATGACACATCACCGGTTACCAGGTTTGCCGTCTTCACCTTGCCGCCGTTCGTCAGTTCGTCACGGTTCGCTTCACACCATCCCTGAACGCCTTTTGAAAGGGTTTCGATACTGGTTTTAAGCGGTGCAATCTGTGAGGCGTATTTCTCCGTAATCTCAGCGATAGCGTCATTCATTTCCGTTTCAAGTCGTGCTGCTTCGCGTTGCAGGTCCCCAATCCGGCGGATATCACATACCACGGCATCGCGGGATTGCGGAACATAAGCCGCTGCGGCGTTCCTGATTCGTTTTGCGGGTTTAGCCATAAATAAAGCTCCTGTTAATTAATATTCACTGTATACAATGCCGGATACAGCACGATTGCTTAATTCCATCTTTTGGGCTATCACATGAATAGCCAGCCCTTCTTTATAAAGTTCACGGCATAAATATTTGTCGTGCTCACTGACCTGGTATGCACACAACGATATTCCGTGCCTTCTGGCATGTGCCTGTAGGGCGGTTGGGGCAACTTTCAGTTTTTTCGCCATTTCCTCGACGGTCATTTTTCCGACACTGGCTTCGATAAATTCCCGGTCTTCGCGTGACCAGCGTTTACGATTACACGTCATTCCGGTCACCACTCAGTACAACAGAGGCTCGCGCAGTGATGCCGGAATATGCCGCAGCGATAACTGAACCGCTTTCAGGACAAGCGAGGAATAACAGCAGCGCGCCCAGCCTTTTGCCATTAACCGGTAATCGCGCCAGATACGCTGCCACATTTCACGGGCTTTCGGGTCTGACGCGCAGATGTATTCGCGGTCCATGACGTATTCCCATAAATCCACATTGAAGGCATTGCCAAACGTAATGGCGCGGAATACCGCCTCTCCGCAATAACGCGCACAAATGCTGTAATGGTCAAATGCAATCAGGTAAGTCTTTTCGCCATACCCCTCAACTTCGCGCGCACAAATAAATTCGCGCAAGTCTCCACCATTGTTATTACGCTCTTTAATCCGAATTAATGCCCGGATTTCATTTCGGATTTTGACGTTCATTGTCAGCGTTCCTTTCAGTGGCATGTTTTTTCAACAGCCATTTCAGTGACACGGCCACCGGTGATGACACTATCGTTTTTCAAAATCTCGATAGCTTCATGGGCTGACTCATTAATTATTTTCTGGCTTTTATTAAGCACCAGTAACGCCACCATGCCAGCAAGTGTACCCTCATCACCGTCCAGTTCCGCACTACCGTCCACCGCAATGCTGGTGCGCAAATTCAGTCCTTTAATTCCAGATACTGTATTTTTAATTTCAATAATTACTTTTGCCATTTTGTTATTCCTCACAAATAAATAAGCCGTTATTAACGCCAGATAATCTGGCAGCCATTAAGGCGGGCCGTCCATACTGAACGGGCAACCCCTGATTTATGCTCCATAATCCTGACGGCGTTTCTGACCAGCTCCGGTGGTGGGCAGGTGATTTCAAGTACCGGACGCGCCACGCCGAGATATGATTCATTTACGTGACTCCCGTGCGCCTGTAACCAGTTCTGCGCATCCGTTGCCATTTTTATATTTCGTGACATCATGGTTTATGTCCTTTACTACCAGTTCAGTAACCTGGGGTTGCTGTAAGCCTCCTTAAAAGCCGCTTTAATGTGACTTTTATTCAGGGATGTGCCTGCACCTTTTGCCGCCAGCCACGCATGATTCAGTGTGTGAGTTAATACACGCAATCCCCCGGGCTTTTCGGCTACCCTCATCAGCAGGTCCAGCTCATCTTCCTGTGTTACTCCCCATGCTTTGGCTACAGCCATCACATCGGTCTTTTTTACTTTGCGCAGTTGTTTTGTCATGGCAAAACGGCTGAACAGACGGGCCAGTTCATCAGTCCCACGACGGGTGGCATCCGCCATCTGTTTCGGGTTGCCAATTAAAACCATCCCCACGCCAGTGGCATCCTGAATGGCGCGTAATTGCTCCAGACCATCCACACTTAAGTGATCAGCTTCATCAATAATCAGAAGGGGGTTAACACGGCCACTGGTTTCTTTACCACCACCCAGTTTTCTGCGAATGGCGCGGGTTATATTCCCCTTATTTCTTCCCGGATTATTAATTTCCAGCGCATATGCTATTTCAAGGAGGCATTCCGTTACGCTCGAATGTGCCGGAGCAAGAGTCACCATCCAGGCATTAGCTGTCCTGCGACAATATTCCCGGGCAGCAAAGGTTTTTCCGACACCCGGTACGCCAACAACGACACTGATAATCCCGAGTGAGCGCACTGTTTTAAACAGCTCATGCAAATCACAAAATGTCTGGGTCTTCACAACACCAGGGGTACCTGACAAGTTCTGTCCCTTCTGCCAGACCTGATACCATTTCTGTAATTTGTCATGCATACCTTCGACATTACCGTTGTACTCTCCTTTACGCAGAGCCGAGAGTGTTGCCGGAGACATTCCGGCTTCATCAGCAATATCTTCCTGAGACTTGTCGCCCTCGTTAATCAAAGCGTTAATAGTGTTGAAAACATCATCAATATCAGTCATAGTATTTCCTCGGTTATTTCAAATCAGCTTTGTTTCCTTTATTTAACAGTCCGTTCCCGCGGACTGTTTTTTTATTCAGGCCAGCGGATCATCTTCTTCCTGCATGGCAAAAAGTTTTTGCATCCCCAGCCGGAAATCGCGTTCAAATTCTTCGTCATGCTCTTCTTCATATTCCGGTTGCTGAACTGCCACCACATTACCAACCGGGCGATAAACATTACTCAGCCAGGGTTCAGCCTGTTTGTGTTCCAGAATCTGAATACCTTCATCTTCAGCATCACGAATTTTTTCCTCAGCGCGTTTGCGCATTCCTTTAATACGCTGCTGTTGTTTGTGATATTCAGCACTGACAGCAAAGGCTGCGCGTTTATTGCCGTTCCATATCGCCTCACAGATAAAGCTGCCGTCCTTGCGACGTACCGTAATTCGCTCGGCGTCATGAATGTCATAACTGATAAGCACTTTGCGACCGTGTTCGTCACGCAACTCCGGCGCGTAGTAAATATTGTTCAGCCACTGAATTTCGCAGCGTCTTACCGGTCGTTCCACCATTGGGCGGAACATGTCGCGCAGCTCAAGATCACTCAGCCACTCAATTTCGGTGTCTTCTTCTGCCAGGCGTTTTTTTCTGAACTCTGTCGGGCTGTAATGCCGTCCGTTCGGTTTCATCGGCAGCTCAGAATGCGGGCGGTTGTTGTACCATTCCACGCCTTCACGAATAGCCTCAATAAGCTCCGCCCACGATGGCAGCTCGCGCATTGCCGCTTTCTGGCGGTCGTTCAGAGGCTTGTCCTGTTGCAGGGCGTTAAACGCTGAACGCAGATCACGGTTAAGTACACGCAACGATTCCCGGTCAGCACCCTTGCCAAAATAGGTGCGATACCTCCTGGCTATACGCATCGGCAGTGTCCGGTTCAGGCGTTCAATAATGCCGCGTCCCTGTGGATTACCGGCAATACCGGTAGGGTGTTTAATCCCCAGGCGTGGCAGAATACCCACGACCTCTTTGTCCAGCATGTCAGCCGTTTCACCGGAACCGTTATCCGAGTAATACAGGAACGGTTTTCCGTGGTTGCGAATGCCGTGCTGTATCGCACCGGCAACGGCGAACACGTTTTCGGCAAGGTCAAGACTCCAGCCAACAACAAACCGTGTTCCACCATCGATCACAAACGTGACTTCCGGTGAGAATGGACGCCCGTGGATCGGATGCGCACATTTCAGCTTCATACCGTGACCGTCACCAATCCAGACATAATTCACCGGCATAGCTGTCCAGTCGCGGCGGGTGAATCCTTCAAGCTGACGGTATTCACTGCCGGTAACGCGCCCTTTTTGTCTCACCACTTCCGGCAGTTTTTTCATGGCATACCGGACAACATCATAGGAAGGCATCACCTCCAGCATGTACGGTTCGTCCGCATGGCGACGCTGCCATTCTGCGACAAAATCCTCGTAGGCTTCTGACATGGGTCTGCCGTTCACCTGCCGATACTGCGCCAGAAATTCAGGCAGCCAGCTGATTTCTTCCGGTTTTATTTCGTCGCGTTTTCCCGGTGCCAGTAACAGCAGCCGTTCGGCGGCGTTCTGCGACTGGTTGTATTTCAGAACCCACTGGTAAAGTGGATCGCGGCTGATAGTACGATTAGCGCCACGTTTTGCATTGGCGTTAACTGCGGCCTGTTGCAGGCGCTCCGGCAGCTCACCTTTACGGGCTTTTTCAACAAGAAAGTTAATGGCTTTCAGTCGCCCGAGGTTACCGGCGCTTTCCAGCTTCAGCACTTCCACCACCAGCGCAGCTCTTGCTTCAGATACCCGGCGCTGGTTTTCGGTCAGCGCATTCAGGCGTTCTTCCATCAGTTGTGGAGAACCGCGATATGCTTCGATTGCCTGGACAGCGTCAGGATTGCGTGTTTTTCTGGTAACAGCTTTCACTTCAGAAACATTGTTCTCTGTAGCCACCAGCTGTTCCACATAGCGTTCACGCAGTGCCTTTCGTGTTATTTCAGGCAGACAATCAATGTGGTACTCAATGGCTTTTGTGCCTTCCCGACGGCGACTAACGTCACCAAGATCACGAGAAAAACGCTGTAACGCCTGTCGGATGCCTTTTGTGGTGGCTGGCATTCCTGGTACGCCGAGCAGGTCATTTACGGTAACGTACGACTGCATATCACGACACCTTCCTGATAAATCCATCGTTACGATACCGGCTGGGCCAGATGATTTCTGGCGGTACACCTATAGCGTCAGAAATTACGCGTTCGTATTTTTTGTTTGGTGTGCGAACTACCGCTTTCAGTGAATCCTGAGCATAACCAGCATGGAGTGAAAGCTCCCGGAAGGAAGACCACCCGTTATCTTTGAGCGCCAGCTGAATCTTCAGCGAAGGCCAATCGCGGTCACTATCTTCTCTTTGTCTCATCTTTCCTTTAACCTACAAAATTACCCGCGCGGATATCCGGTCGGATATCCGTATGGATAAAGATTAAGATACCAAAGATTCCTTGTAAAGGGTTCTTTGGTGTTTTTATGGTTTATTTTTTAATTTCATTATTTATCAATGAATTAGATAGAAAGGAACCAAGAATGAGAAAAGCACCCCAAGGTTCTTTTCCTGCCGATGGAAAAGAACCGATTATCGAAAGAATCTTTAGGTTAGTAGAACGATACCCTTCAAGAAATGCGGCTGCTCGGGCATGGGGGATCAATGAAGGCACTTTAAAAAATTATTACAACAGGCGGGATTACGCACCGATACCACGCCCGCATCAGTTAAAAAAGATAGCAGAAAGCGAAAATGTTACCTTGGAATGGCTCATGACGGGAGAGGGTGATGTTGAACTAAAAGATTCCAAAGAACCCAAAAAAGAGAATGCGGATAATGTTGATGCTCAAATTCTAATGTTCTTGTCATTTCTTAAACCACAAGAAAAACAACAAGTAGCTGATGTTCTTGGGAGAAAAGGAGCGGAGCAATTACTCATTCTTCTGGATGAGCACATCCAAGAGTTGCACGCTCTAGTTGGAGTTCGTAGAGCCATAGCGTTAAGCCTTGGTAATTTGCCAGACGAAAAGGTTAGAGAGATTTACGCGTTGTCCGAAGCTAAGGGCGATCACTTAAATCTACCTCAGAAAGCAGCCAGCGCATAACCCAGTGCAAGTGCCTAGCTGTGCTAAAATTACATTGGTTTTGGCGCTTGCACCCATCAGCGCTATAATAAACACCTGAATCGTTTTTGAACGGTCTTTAAAGGCTATTGTAAGAACCTGTGAGTTATCTTGAATGTTTTATTGATATCGAACCGTTTAACATTTTTGGACTCGCTTTATCTTGAAAACCTTGAGTTCCTAACTTGTTGATTCCAATCTATTCCCGTCTTTTTTAATCTCTTCCCGGTTATCTTGAATAAATTACCTAGTCATATACGGTAATCAAACCCGCGCAGAACGCTTCCGC